CTCAGATGGCTGAGATGATAACCGGAGAGCCGCAAGACCCGAACCTAACAAAACCGCAGCTTATCCTATCTCTGATAGCCAACGGAGGAATGAGGTTTGTAGCGGGGATGGATTTCGGGTTCACGCACAACTGGTCGGTTGTTTTGGCTGCTGTTGATGGTCAAAGAGCGTTCGTGATTGAGGTCATATCTCAGGCTGAGGTGGAGACGGGAGACCAGATCGAAATCGTAAAGGAAAGGATTGGGAAGTTCGACCCCAAGATTTACGCAGACTCAGAGGATCCACAGGCTATTTCAACCTACAGAAAGAAAGGTCTTAAGATCTCTCCTGTCCAAAAGTTCCCTGGGTCTGTTGTGGCTGGAATAGGGGTGGTTCGAGCGGCCCTGAGAGATGCTGCCGGGTCGCCTCCGAGGCTTTATCTTTTGAAGGGCGATGAGGGGTGCGCCTTTCTTGCGAAGCAGATGGGGATCTATCACTGGAAGACCGACGCCAGCGGTAAAGTCACGGACGTCCCGGACCATGAGGCGTCAGATGAAAATGACGCGTTGCGTTATTTGATGATGTCTGTTTTCGGCAAGTCAGGGAAGGTAACAGCGGCAAAGGAAACGGCGGTCTCACCCACTCAACCACAAGCTCAAAACTGGATGCAATCCGCTATTGATACTGCATTAGGAAGGGATGGCGGCGGGCCAATTGTAGATCTAACGGGCAGCTCTGGTGTTCGTGGAGGTATGCAAAAGAAAGGAAACCTGCTGTGGGATTTTGGCGGTGAATAAACGCCTACCTAAGGCAATCTTTGTGGTTTAAGGCAGGCGATTATGACTTCAAAACTGAGACTCGTTCAAACAATTCTGTCTTGGGACGATGAGGGGGATACCAACAACCCCATGCTTCGTCACTTCGACTGGAAGCGGGACGTGGCCGGTATCGACGCCGTAAATCCATCAAGCCACAAGTATACGATCGCCTCAGGTAGCTCGCTTGATGTTTTCGACGGAACACGAACAATATCTATCGACGGCACGACTGACTTGAGTGTCTACCTGGTTGACAACGAAGTCGATGTGTATCGATTCCAGTGGGACTCCGGTACAAACCCCGTGTTCCGAACAGATAGGGCTATTGACCTTGACGGTGAAACGGTAACGGTAACATCCAACGCGAACGGGGTCGCGGTTTTCTCTACTACAGGAACATTCGCTGGCGTAGTTGCGGGGGATACCCTTTGGATTCCAGACAACGATGAGATCTCATCTTCATCCCCATTCCATGAAGGGAATAGAGGATTTTGGAAGGTTCTCGCCGCTTCCGTAGCTGAGCTGACCGTCACAAGGGAAGGCGACTACGAGGCGGCTGCGGACACTGACGTGGCTATCACAGACCCCGAGCAGGTCCAGGCTTTCTCTTCGGCTGGGGTCCAGGTTGGGGACAAGCTTGTTGTTTCTGCTGGGTTCGTTTCTGACACCCACAGGACGTACACTGTCAGGGCTGTTTCTTCGAAATATCTTGAAGTCCAGTCGTCTCTTCCGATCGCTGAGGAATCTGCAATCTCGCCAGGAGCTGTGGGCTTTCAGCTATACACCTCGGCTAAAAAATACCTCAGGGTAGAAGTCGATCAAGAGGCCTCTGTCTCTATTAACTCCGGCAATGAAGTTGTTATCTCTCCATGGGAGGCCGGAGACCGACTTAAACCGGGGTGGTATGAGCAGTGCGGCAACGCCTTTTCTCTTTCTGTATCCAACAGATCCTCTCAGCCCCTTAATGTCGTCGTTATCGGTGTTGAATGAAGAAGTCCCAAATGAACACCTTTGAGATCGAGATGATCAAAGGTCTTCTTCCCAAAGAAGAGCCAGTAGTAAAGGCGGCTAATAAGCTGTCTATGCTGATGGTTGACCCTTTTGGTCCTCCGGTTGATGAAAAAGGAAACCCTCTTCCTGAGACTAGCCCGCCAACCTTAGCCAAGAGCATCCTCAATGTCCTGAATGGACAGAAGGGCTCTATTGAGCGTTTGGCGTTCGAGTCTGACCCAAGCTACAGCAGCTCAATCGCTGGGCTCTACAAGCAGAAAACACGCCTCATTCCAGATGCGGTCCTGAAAAGGATCATGATCCAAGATGATCTTGTTGCTTCGATCATCAACGCTAGGGCGAACCACATCTCAAGCTTCGGTAGACCAAGGCCAGACAGACACGCGAAGGGATTCATTATCGAACCTCGTCCGGGTGTCCTGGACAAGATGAAGCAAGACCAGAAGGACGAGCTTCAAACAAGAATAGATCAGGTAGAGAAAAAGCTTGTGACCTGCGGGTCTGAAGTCGGAGTTGCTGAAGAGGATCGTCTCACCTTCGCCCAGTATCTGTTCATGTCAACAAAGAACGCCGTTGGTCTCGGCAGGTCTGCGACGGAAGTCGTGTGGGCTATTGATCCGAGCAGTGGACAGAGGGTATTTCACTCTTTCCGCCCGATTGACGCAGGTACCATCTACCGTGCCGTTCCTTACCAGAACACGGTTGGTGCTGTCAGAGAGCAGGCTAAGGCGCTTCTTGAACAAGTAAAGAACAAGAAGTTCGAGAAAGAGTTTAAGGATCAGAAGAAAGAGCTGACCTGGATTCAGGCCGTTGACGGCAAGGCTATCCAGGCTTTCTCTTCGGACGAGTGTCTGGTCCATAATTTCTATCCGACAAACGACATCGAGATGGACGGATATCCAGTGACCCCGCTGGATACTGTCATCAGTGCTGTGACGATGCATATCAACATCACGTCGCACAATAAGCTGTACTTCCAGAGCGGAAGAGCGGCCCGCGGCATGTTGGTTATCAAGTCGGACGACGTAGACGACCAGGTTATTGGCAAAATCAGGCAGCAGTTCAACGCCACGATCAACGGTACCCAGAACAGCTGGCGCATGCCTGTGTTTGGCGTTGGCGGTGAAGACGACATCTCGTGGCAGCCCATCGACAATAGCTCCAGAGACATGGAGTTCCAGTATCTTGCCGACAGCAACGCAAGAACGATCCTTTCTGCTTTCCAGATGTCCCCCGAAGAGCTACCTGGATACACTCATCTCAGCAAGGGAACCGCATCACAGGCCCTGGCTGAGACGAATTCTGAGTACATCCTGACGGCAGCTAGAGACGTTGGCCTCAGGCCCTTGCTGGATAACTGGTCTGACTTCATCAACCAGAGACTTTTCCCTCTTATCGACGCCTCGCTATCAAAGCTCTGCACGATCAAGCTCGTTGGCCTAGATGCAGAAACGGCAGAGAAGGAGTCCATTCGCCTTGCTCAAGATCTACCGTTGCACATGACGATAGATGAGATGCTTGAGAAGGTCGAGAAAGATCCCATAGGAAAGGAGATGGGAGGCGAGTTCCTTCTGAACCCCCAATGGCAACAGCTCGTTGCTCCATATCTCACTGTCGGGGAGATTTTGGAGAAGTTCTTCGGTAGGGCTGAGGCCTCAAAAGCTCCAGAGCTAAACTACCGCAGAGACGCCTTCTGGTTCCAGCAACAACAGATGATGCAACAACAGCAGCAGATGGCCATGCAACAGCAGCAGATGGCACAGCAGCAACAGCAGGGCGGACCACCCCCTCAGGGTGGCGGCAGAGGATCTGGCGGAGGCGGCGGTCCGCCACCCCAAGGCGCTCCTGAACAAGATCAAGGGGCGGTGTCTGAGTCTGCTCAGCAAGATGACCAGCAATCCGCACAGATCGCCCATGACGAGCTTAGTCAAGGCGTTGACGGCGCTCAGCAGGCTCTTGGTAAATCCGAGGATACAAGACCCCTCAGCGCTGAGCACGACAAGGTTCTAAGCAAGTTCCACGAGATGTGGAAAAAAGAGAGCGTCAAGGCCATAAAAGAGATCGTCGGATCTATCCTCGATGAGGAATGAATGCTTTCTAAAAGCAAAGTCAAGAAAATCGGCGTAGCCGTTGATTCGCTCTTCCAAAAGGTCAAGGACTACGTTTTAGGGTACAAGACCGACAGGAAGATCACTGTCGGTGTCATCCCCGAGATGTACAAAAAAGCCGTTAGCACGGGCGGTGGCAGTCCGAACGGTCGGACTTTGAATACGATCGACGCGATTGTAACGGGATATCTATCTGCTCAAAAAGAGAAAACTAAAGCCCAGATTGTAAGGGATGTTGTCTCGGCACACTCCGAGTCAGAGAGGTCTGGGACCGATTTTCACGAGGTTTTGGGCAGTAAGCTGGCGGAAACCTGGGATAAAACAGCTTCGGATCTGACTCGGATCATAGACTCTGAAACTCAGTCAAGCAAAGCGATGGGTTTGGCGGAAGCTGTTACTCGGATGGCGGCCAACAGTGGGGTGGATGACCCAACGGTATACTTCGTTGTCGTAAGAGACCAAGCTCGATGCAAAGAGTGTACTCGCCTACACCTACTCCCTGACGAAACAACGCCTCGCGTCTGGAAGATGTCTGAGGTCGGTGCGGGTTTCCATAAGAAAGGTGAGGACCGTCCGTGTATGTCGGGTCTACACCCACATTGCAGGTGTAGTCTTACCTACCTCCCCCTTGGCTGGGGGTTCAAGGCAGGGGCGCTTCACTACATAGAAGCTCAACATGACGAGTATCGTGCGCAGCGAGAATAGGCTCGTGATAGCCAAGAAACAGAGTTTCTTTCATCAGTAGACTCGCGTATGTTCCAAGGAGATCGCACTCAGCACGTTCGTGCCTTACGTCGCCGTCTCCAGCAATGTCATGACCAATCTCATGTGCAAAGGTCGCAACGAGAGTTGGGATATCAAGAAGAATGTTGCGGGCCAAAGAGATCGTCCCATATCGATCAAGGCTAGCTTTGGCGGACCACATGCCCTGACATGTGCCGTTGAACCTAACGATCTGTGTCCTGCTGGCAAGAGGCTTGTGCCCGCAGATCTTGGCGGCCATTTCCATGTACGACAAAACCCTCTCGTAGTTGAAAATCTCCTGATCTGTGAGATCCTTGTGTTCGTAGATCTCTACGATTGAATCACAGTGTTGCTTAATCTGCTCCTTTAGCGTCCCCATGTTATCGTAGAGGATGTCTGCGTACAGGCGGGAGATGACAACGCCTCTGAGACCGACATGTCCTGCCGCAATCGACTCATCTCCTGTCACGACAGGGACTGCCTTGTCTCCGTACTTTTCCTCAAAATCCTTAATAAGTCCATCCCGGGTGTTCCCGCCCAGGCGGTATCGGATCCATTGGATGTCTTCCGACTCAGCTTCGAGCATTGGGATGAGACAACTCTTCAGGGAATCGGTCTTGCCCAAAATCAGGTCTGATTCAACAAGAGCACCCCATGCTGAGGCGGTGATCGACTTGAGGTCATGGTCCTCAACAAGCGACCGGTCTCGGTTCATCTTGATGCCAGCAAGGTCGTACCCGTAAACAAGATCCTTCTTTTCAGTTACATAAACTCCCTTTACGAAGAGCTTACCGGCACGTTCTTCATCAAAGATGATCGTCGAATCACGTAGAGCCGCAACCGCGAAGAATGGAGGAGAAAGGCAAAGGAAGCGTTTTTGAGTTTCCTTCCAATCTTCTTCTGTCACGCCGCCAATAAGAAAGGTGAGTCTTCCGGTGGAATTGACGTTTCGCGTAGAGATTGTGAGCACCTTGTTTCCGGGGAAAACATCCGACTCCTCCATAGAAGGAGACCAGGTCTCGTCACCGTTGATGACCTTGAGGTCCAGGCCAGACCGAGCTGCTGCGAGCAGAGCGAGCTTGAGCCCTTCACCAAACTGTCCGATCTGATTGTCGTCCTCCGCCTTAGTGGTGTGCCCAAGAAGGAGAACCGCTTTGTCAAGCTTTTTCCCTTTATTGGAGACACGAAGAGTGCGGGTTTTGGGCAGGTAGTCGATTTCTTTTGGGAAGCCGGACGTCTCTCCATCCAAAGAGTTCGTGACGATCTCTCGGATAATCTCTCGGATACCCCAGGTTGGGACGTACTTATCTGAGATGGTAAGGGCAAATTTGCTCATTTTCGGCTCCTATACCAAAATAGTGTACCATTTAAAGCGCCAAGTCAAGCAAAACGGAGGCCTCCGCCGGCTGCAATCTTTTCCCCATGTCCAAAGCAATGATAGTCGATGGCGTGGCTAGCGCAGAGGTCCTCGATTCGAGCGGCGAGGTCCTCAGGGTGAAGGGGGCAGATATCTCTTCCTTAGAGAGCGGCAAAGCTTGTCTTTCCTGGGAACACAAGTCTGTAGAGAAAGATGCTCCGAATCACACAGCCCTTGACATCGTCGGCGTAATAACCAAAGCTAAGAAGATTTTCTCAGAGAAAGACTGCGAGAACGATCGACAAAAGATGTACTGGAACAGCGTTAAAGTTCCATTCATCTATATCATTGGAAGACTGTATGACGCAGCAGGTCACCCAGCTGCTGTTGCTCTTGCTGCGATTATCCGGGATCACGTCCAGAATGACGAACCGCCTATGGTGGAGTTCTCAGTAGAGGGATCAACTCTTTCGCGTGAAGGCAATGAGCTGACTGAGACGGTTCTTCGCCTTGTTACCGTTACGGTTAAACCCTGCAACAAATTGGCAACATCAGGCCTTCTCTCCGACCCAGGAGCCCCTGATGGCTTTGATAAGAGCCCGGCAAAGGAGGAGTCTGTAAAGGATATCCTTGCAGATCTGGCCGCGACCTATAAGAGCACCGACGGGGTCAGCCACAAACTGTCATCCTACGGCATGCAGGTAAACCCTGAGATGCCGTCAGACATCACCAAGGCGATTTCAGCGGGCGGGATGGGCGGCGCTCCGGGAAGTTTGACCGGCGGAGCAGCTCTTCAACGCGAGGAGCTTGGCTTCAAGAAGAGAAAGCTGTCTGCAATCGCCAAGGCGATTGCTCGGGACTACAAGCAGGAACACGGACCCTTAAAGGAAGTTGTCAAAGCCGTTCTTGACAAGGCGCAGCTACCAGACATCTCAGACGAGTTCGTCGATCACTACACAGACCTTGTTGACGACCTGCGTCTCAAGCTCAAGAAATCAGAGCCGCTTGGGAAGATGGCTCTTTTACATAACGATCCGGCGAATCCGTTGACGGTCTATCGTGTTCAAAACGAGCACGGGGACGGACCCTATGGCAACATGGGCGCTCTTGATAATTCTCACGATAACCCATCAGCCCAACCAGACCCAGACGAGGACTTCTCATTACAGGATAGTCACGCCTCTGGGCTTCATATGTCTAAGCCTCTCTACGCTTTCAAGAAGCCAGAAGACGCCGTAGCGTGGTTTGGCCAGCCGGCTATCGAGAGAATGAAGAAGAAAGGTTTCGAACTGAAGCCTGTGCTTGCTAGCAGAGCTTGGCTTTCAGAGAGCGGAAAGCAAGTCGTATTCCACCCCTCACTCAAAAGCTCCCTGACCAAGGCCGAGGAGGACGACGATGCGCCGTCAGCCAAGGGTCCATTGACCATCAGAGGCAAGCCTGTTCAGCCCAACGCAGGGATGAAAACGGGAAAGATCGACTTTGACGAGCACAATGGGATTCTTCACACAGACAGGGGGTCGTTCCCTCTTTACAATCCCGACAAGGACTCTGAAACACCAGAGTCAGGAGAGAAGTTCAAGGCCGTCTGGCACTCACCTGAAGTCCGCAAGCAACACGATTATGCCACCAGGAACTGGCTCAGGGTCCACCAGGCACTGAAGGACGGAAAACTTCCGAAGGCTGTTCTTGCTTCTGCTGTGGCGTTCAGCCATCTGTCAAGAAACACTCCGGTTACAGTCCACGAGGCCATGTTTTCCCATCTTCTTGATACAATGAAAGAGAAAGGCATCGATCCGCGTCATCCGGATTTCGGGTCCGATGACACGTATCAAAACTGGATTAACAGAGATACGCCTTACGCAAACCCAAAATCATCTTCTGATTATTTCCTGTTCGATATCGACCATGCCCTTACCCTAAGAGGTGACAATCCGGCGAACAAAGAGGAGGCCCAGAGGCTTAAGGACCCCGAATACAGAGAGAGACAGCACGCCTTGCGGGTTGCAGGTCTCCCAAATGAAATTGAGGGCCGTCTGGAGGGTGAGCGCCCGAGTTTTCAGATTGCAGCGAATAAATTCGCTGATATAGCCAGATATCACGAGGCTCATGACAGCTTTTCTCGTATCGTTCAACAGTACGGCACGGATACGCGCGGTGCCGTTAGGGCGCTCATGGAGGCAAAGGTCTCTCGGTTGGCGCATAAAGCAAAACAAAGACAACAAGACGCGAAAGGAAAGGAAGTTCCCGACTGGCAGGGTGAGCAAATCGTTCCCGGACTAGCTCAGAAGACGGGAAGGTTCGCGTACTCAATGCTTGGCGGGGGAAATTCAATCGTCCCTGACACCCATATGATTCGCCACCTCTTCGGGCTTGACAAGGATCTTGACTCTGCCACCAATGAATATCTAAAACAAAGGGTTTTGTGGCAACCTAAAAACTCATCCCTCCTTGAAGGGGTGGATCGTTGGTATTTCAAGAATCATCCATCTGTAAAATACATGTTGGAACATCCCGAGTTTAAAAACGCGTTTAAATCAGATCCTGAGCAGGCAAATTTTCCTGCCTTTTGGGCTCACTGGTTGGGGATAAGCTGTTTGGACCAAGACACAATCTTGAATCCATGCGGACAAAAACCAAAGAAAATCAAGGA